GGATTAATGCGACTCAGTAATGCGCGATACATTTTCCAGGCCGTGAGTTGGCGCGTTTCGTCGTCCGTCGCAATGCCGGTGTCGAGCGCATCTTGTAGGGGAGTGATAACGGCAGAGGCCTCGGCCATGTCGTTCTGCTTGCGATACGCTGCCTGGCTACGCTGTTGCTCCGGTGTCGACGATGGAATGTCGCCCCATGCCGGCTGCCCCTTTTTGTTGCTGCCGCGGGTTTTGCCTTCAGGGGCTGGGCCGGTGTAAGTGGTGTAGTCCTCGTTAGAAACGTCCACCAGGTCTTCCGGCAGCGTGCCGACCTGTTCGTAGCTGTCGAGCATGCTGACCGGGGAAAAACCGGTCGTTGTCGCGCTGAATTTATAGCTGTTCATCATCAATACCCTACCGCTATCCAGTAAATCATTTGCTCTTTGGTGCCATGGAGCCAGCTGAAGGCATCCCGTGCACCTGACAAGTCTTGCACCTGCGGATTCCAGGTTGTCTCATATCCCTGAGCAAAGTTCCTGATTATCGTCCAGCCCCCCCCAATAAGCGGTTGGGCACGGAAATATTCAGTGGGACACGCTCAATGATTCCGTCATCACTCACCTGCCCGTTAACAAATCCGCCCTGAACAAACAGCGTTCCGCCATTCAGGTTCAACCTGGCCCACCACTGGTCACCATTAACTGACATATCGCCGACATTCTGAATTTGGGCCACAATAGCATCCCACAGCCAGCCGCCGCTGCTGTTCCAGCGCGTGCCCCAGATGTTGCCGTCGGCGGCTATTCGTGCCGTGCTCCCGACATTGCCCCCCTCACAGTTAACAACGCCATTGATCCCCAGAGTGGCCTTGTTAGCGGTATCGTTGTTGTAGTTGACGAACACGTTGCAATGTTTGGCCCGCAGGGCATTCGCTTGCGTCTGTGTCAGGTATTCTGCGGTCACGCCCGGCTCTTGCTTGAATTTCAGCGTAATGGTGGTGTTGTTGCCGTTGAAGTTGACGGTAAACGCGCGCCCAAACAGGGAGACTGCCGCCCAGGCGTCCTGACTTGAATACTGCACAAAGGTGCGCCTCAGGTTGGCAGCCGACAATGTTGCTGCAAGGTCGGTGGTATCGGTAGCATCCATAGCCTTCACATCCTGCGTGGTCACACCGAAAATACGGGCGGTACCTTGCGCTTCAATGAATGCACCAATGGACAACACGTCCGTCGCTGAAGTGTCGGTATCGGCCAGTGCCAGCCCATACCAGTGACTGGAGTGATCCGCCAGCAGCGCGACACATGCAGGCAGCGTTTCGGCTGGCATCCCCGCTGAGGTTCTGGCACTGTCGGCCTGCGTCAACCGCAGCAAAGCGGATACGTCGGTGCCCGTCGCATTGGCTTGCCCGAAACTGACCGTTGAGGTCGTACCGGTGGTTTTGGACGTAATGACGAAACACATGACGCGGGCATCCCACACCACGGTGGCGACGCCAAGCTTCTCTTCCACCCGAGCGGCAACGCCGTTGAGGTGGGTTTCAGCCGCAAACGTGATGCCGGTAAGGGTTTTCAGTGTGCCATCCACCGTAATTTTCATGGCACCATCGGTCACCGCAGTGAAATTCACCAGCGTTTGCTGTTCAGTACTCAACCCAGCCCCTCGCAACTGGCCGGAGGAGGCTGTTTTTGCCCAGCGGCCAATAGACAAGGTTTCTGGCTGGGGGGGATTGTGCATAGTAGCGTTGTGCGGCCTGTGTCTCCGGCGCATCAACCCCGAAATCTGCCTCAACCCCCCTCGATGCCGGAATACACCCGCAGTCGTTCTTGTGGCGAAATCACCGGCGAACTGCCGATAATCAACAACGAGCCAAGACTCTACCACGAAGAAGGACATCAGGGTCAATGTCGTCAGGCGATAGCATGCTCGTTGGGGTTAAATACCCTGGAGAATCACTGCTGTTCAAGTGTGGGACCTCCCGACAGTAAGGGAATGTCAACGCCAAAGCCTCTGGCCAACGGGGCAAGAAAGAGGAGGAACAGCCAGGACACGCTACCGCCCATTGCCGTCAACCGAGGCCCATAAGGTCAATAACAACGGGCAGGGGTCTGTTAATTGCGCTTGTGCGCCCCCCCATTCCCCATTGAACTTCCCAACGGCAGGTGAGGTGTGACAACTGAAAATCTGTAAACCAATACGTCAACTGGTTGTTTTTTATGTGAAATAAGCGGGCACAATTCAGCTACTGGTCTGACGTTAGCCCTTGCGATCTCATACCACACACCGCACTCACGTATGTCATCAACCAAACAGGCGAAGCATGAAATAACCGCATGAACCGCCCCGGGTTTTCTGGAGACTAAACTCCTTGAGAGAGGTAACAGGATGACAAAAAACAATCAGTTTTCCCCCGAGGTACGTCAGCGTGCCACCTGCCTGGTTTTTGAAAGCCGGCATGAATACAGCTCGCAGTGGGCAGCTATCTGTTCCGTTGCCCAAAAGATTGGTTGTTCCCCCGAGACGCTCAGAGCCTGGATACGCTGGCAGGAGCGCGATGCCGGTGGCGGCGATGGTGGACTGACCACCACCGAACGTCAGCGGCTGAAAGCGCTCGAGCGTGAAGTCCGTGAGCTGCGGCGCAGTAATGATATTCTGAGCCAGGCATCCGCCTATTTTGCGAAGGCGGAGTTCGACCGCCTCTGGAAAAAATAATGCCACTGCTGGACACCCTGCGCGGTGAATACGGGGTCGGACCGGTATGCCATGAGCTGAATATCGCCCCGTCGACATACTACCGGTACCAGGACCACCATCAGCATCCGGAAAAACGCAGTCAGCGTGGCCGACGTGATGACCTGCTTAAGCAGGAAATACAACGCGTATACGACGAAAACTACAGCGTCTATGGCGTTCGAAAGGTCTGGCGCCAGTTGCAATGGGAAGGCTTCAGCGTGGCCAGATGCACGCTCGCGCGGCTGATGAGAAGCATGGGGCTTACCGGTGTGCTCCGCGGTAAAAAAGTGCGCACCACCGTCAGCCGTAAGGCCGGTGCCGCACATGACCGTGTCAACCGCCAGTTCGTGGCAAAAAGTCCCAATCAGCTTTGGGTAGCTGATTTTACCTACGCGAGTACCTGGCAGGGCTTCGCGTATGTGGCGTTTATCATCGATGTGTTCGCCGGCATGATCGTCGGCTGGCGGGTTTCAGCGTCGATGGAGACGACGTTCGTACTGGATGCGCTGAAACAGGCACTGTGGGGCCGCCGCCCGTCCGGCACCATCCACCACTCGGATAAAGGCTCGCAGAACGTGTCACTGGCATACACGCAACGGCGGCAGGAAGCAGAGTTACTGGCCTCAACGGGCAGCACAGGCGGCTCTTACGACAATGCGATGGCTGAAAGCATCAACGGCCTGTACAAGGCGGAGGTGATACACAGAAAAAGCTGGAAAACCCGGCATGAAGTGGAGCTGGCAACGCTGGCATGGGGGGACTGGTACAACAGTCGCGGGCTGATGGAGCGGCTCGGTCATATCCCCCTGGCTGAGGATGAAAAAGCGTATTATGCTTCTATCGTGAACCCGATTCTGGCAGCCTGAGTTCACAGACAAAACACTCTCCCGGAAAATAAGTTCGTGAACATTATCGAAGGAGCATACCCGTATCAATATGGGGTGGCAATCTTCAGCTCACGTTTAGCTCCAACGCCAGCTAACCGATGAAGCCAAAGGTCACCGTTGTTGGCGGTAGCCCGCACTAGGAATCTTTTTGTCTGCTACATCGAGATTAAATTCAGTTTGGGCTACCATGGTTGGGTGAAGATTTCCCTTTCAGGAGCATCCGGGCATCGATAGTTCGATAGATTGAGGAGAACCCCCCTGCATTCTACTGACTCCAGCAACCGTTCGGATAGCATGGCACTATCAATCAGGTCGAGTCCGTCAAGGTGGTGTAAATTCAGTTACAGCCTTCCGGTCCGGTAATGGGCCTGTTATGCGCTGACTGGCAGCGCTTCGATTACGTCCTCTTCAGCGGTCTGGTCTATCTCCGCCATGCTGTGTTGTGGCAGGTAGCGGTTCTGCAGCAGCCATTCCTCGTTCTGCTCCGTCAGCACCGCACCCAGCAGCCGCATGATGCTCTCTTCGTTGGGAAAGATGCCCACTACATCAGCACGCCGTTTCACCTCTTTGTTCAGACGCTCCAGCGTATTCGTGGAGTGGA